TTCAACACAAGGAACTGCTGTTGGATCATCTTCGCAAGAGGCTGATTTAACTGGTGTATCATTTAGTGCTAGTATTGGAACTGTAGTAATACCAAACGATGTAGTTCAAATTTCTGGTTTAGAAATTACTTCTAGTTTAGGATCTATTGTAGGATTAGGTGGAGCACTAATTCAACCAAGTGCCCTAACAATAACACCTAGCGTAGGTTCTTTAACCATTGAAGAAGGTCTAGGATTAACAGGAATATCGGCTACATTTAGTGTTGGTAGTATTTCATTAACAGATGTTACAATAGGGCTAGACAGTTTTGAAGCAACATTAAGTGTTGGAGCTGTTGATATTTTTGCTTACGGCGATGTTGACACTGGTTCAAATACATCATATAGTAATGTTTCAACGGGTTCGAATGACTCTTATTCGGATGTTGCAACTGGATCAAATACAAGTTATAGTGACGCTGCATAGGAGATAAAATATGGCATCAACATACACACCACTAGGTGTAGAACTTCAAGCAACTGGTGAAAACGCAGGAACTTGGGGTACAAAAACAAATACAAATTTACAGCTTATAGAACAAATAGTTGGTGGTTTTACGCAACAGTCAATAGCTGGAGGCGCACAAACAACTGCATTGTCTGTTTCTGATGGATCAACTGGTGCTACTCTTGCACATAGAATGATAGAATTTACTGGTACAATTACAGGAAATCAAATTGTAACTATACCTTTGGATGTTCAAACTTTTTATATTTTAAGAAACTCAACTTCTGGTGCTTACACAGTTCAATTTAAATATACCTCTGGTTCAGGAGGCACGGTCACTTTTTCAACAACAGATAAAGGCGATAAAATAGTAGTCGCTATGGCTGATGATGGGACTAACCCTAACATAAAAGAAATAGCTTTAGGACTTACAGAAATTTCTGAAGACACATCTCCACAATTAGGTGGTAATCTAGATACTAATTCACACAATATTTTAATTGACGATGCACATTTTATTGCTGATGAAAATAGTAATGAACAAATAATATTTCAAACAACATCATCTGCGGTAAACCAAATAGATGTAACTAACGCTGCAACAGGTAATAGTCCATCTATTGAAGCAACAGGTGATGATTCTAACATAGATTTAACGGTTGGTCCAAAAGGCACTGGTAAAATTATAGCTAAATCTGGAGGCACAAATCCAGGTTCAATTCAGCTTAATTGTGAAAATAACAGCCACGGGATTCAGCTTATGTCACCTGCACACAGCGCAGGTCAAAGTTATGTTGTAAAATTTCCAACAGGAAATATAACAGCAGGGACATTTTTAAAGGTAGATAGTATATCAGGATCAGGGACTACAGCTACAGGTCAATTATCCTTTGATTCTTCACCAGCAACAACAGGAAAAGCTATTGCAATGGCAATCGTTTTCGGTTAAAAGGAGTAAATTATGGCTAACCCAAATATAGTATCAGTAACAGGCATTAAAGGTGAATCGGTAGGATACAACCTAACAGCCACTACAACCACAACTTTATTAACAGTTGCTTCAGATAAAATTTTAAAAGTAAATAGAATTACAGTTGCAAACGTTGATGGAACTAATGCAGCTGATGTTACAATTTCAATCACGAAAGCAAATTTCACTCCAGATGGTATTTCTAATTTTGATACTTCTGGAACTTTTCACTTAGCAAAAACGGTATCAGTTCCAGCTGACGCGACGTTAGTTTTACTTGATACTCCAATTTATTTAATGGAAGGTGATGTACTTAAAGGTGGAGCAGGTGCAGCATCTGATCTAGATTTATTCGTATCATATGAATCGATAGACGACGCGTAGGAGGTACTATAGGCTATGGCAAATGGCGGAATAATAGGACCAACAAACGTAAAGTCTCGTGGTAAAAATACAGTTACATCCAAAACATCAAGTTCACCAAGTGCAGTTACAACACAACCTGGAACAAGAATAATTGATTATGCAGTTGTTGCAGGTGGTGGATCTGGTGGTAATAATGTTGGTGGTGGAGGTGGAGCAGGTGGTGTAGTTTATAGACAAAATGTTCCTGTATGTGGAGCCACAGCACTAGGTGCAGTAGTAATAGGAGCAGGTGCAACAGCACCAACTTCTCCAGGAAATAATCAAGGTACAAACGGATCTGATTCAACTTTTGTAATAGAATGCGCTACAGTCACAGCTAAAGGTGGTGGCGGTGGTGGTGGTTTAGGTGGTCCAGGAAATGATCCTGCGTGTGTGGAAGCAGCTCAACCTGGTGGATCAGGTGGCGGAGCTTCATCTATGTATCCTCCTGGTTCATCACCTACAGCAGGAACTGGAGGAAGTACAACACAATCTCCTCAACCCGGCATTTCTGGAAGTAGTGGTTTTGGTTTTGCAGGTGGTAATTCTTGTTCTGCTAATCCTCCTGGTTCTTTATACTCTGGCGGTGGGGGTGGAGCTGGAGCGGTTGGAGAAGTTGGAAGTGCTTCTTCACCAGATAGATCAGGTGCGGGTGGTTCAGGAAAAGATTTAAGTAGTTCTTTTGGAACTGGAGTTGGTGTTTGTGGAGTTTTTGCAGGTGGCGGAGGTGGTGGAAATTATAATAATTGTAAAATAGGTCCTGGTGGATCTGGCGGTGGTGGAGCTGGTGGAGGAAATAATCAACCTTCTTTTCCAGGTATTGCAGGTACTGCTAACACTGGTGGTGGCGGTGGTGGAGTTGCAGGAACGGTTAGTGGTTCAACAACGAAAGCAGGAAATGGTGGTTCAGGAATAGTAGTAGTAAAAGAATTAGATAAAGCATCAGGAGTTTGGAGTCTTAATGAACAAATAGATGCAATAGATGAAGGTTTATGGCCTAAGAGAGAAGCATCAATAGATTATTTAATAGTTGGTGGAGGTGCAGGAGGTGGTCGTTTTGGTGGTGGTGGAGGTGCAGGAGGTTATCGTGCATCAGGATATGGTCCAAGTCCACTTCAAGGTAGTGCACAAGAATTAGGTTTAGGAAGTTATACAGTTACAGTCGGAGGTGGTGGAGCTGGAGCAACAGGACCACAAACACCAGGAACTGCAGGATCAGTTTCAACATTTGAACTTATTACATCTGCAGGTGGTGGTGGAGGTGGTTCAGGTGGTGGTTCACCTCCTGGAGATTTTATAGGAGCAGATGGTGCATCTGGAGGTGGAGGAGCCACTGGAGGTGATCCAGGAACTTATCCAGCAGGTCCAGGTCCAGGTGGAACTGGTAATACACCTCCTGTAAGTCCTCCCCAAGGAAATCCTGGTGGTAATGCAATTAATGACGCTGGTGGTGGCGGTGGTGGAGCTACAGCTTCTGGTTCTAATGCTTGTGGTTCTAATGCCGGTGCAGGAGGTGCGGGTGCACCTAACGCAATTACAGGAACAGCAACAACGTACGCTGGCGGTGGTGGCGGTGGTGGTAGAGCCGACAACGGAAAAAATGGAGGAGCCGGTGGAGCTGGTGGTGGTGGAGCTGGATCTCCAAATGGAACTGGTGGTGCAGGAACTGCAAACACTGGAGGTGGTGGTGGCGGTGGATCTGGATGTAATCCTTATTGTGGCGGAGCAGGTGGTTCAGGTATCGTAGTTGCGAGAACGCCAGGAACTTCAGGAGCTGTTTTTTCAGCTAGTCCAGGATGTGTAAGTTCAGTAACAGGGGGAACTGATGGTTCACAAATTGCAAAATTTACAGGTTCAGGAACTTTAACTATACAAGATTCAGGGGCTGCTACTAGCGTAGAATATTTAATTGTAGCTGGTGGTGGAGGTGGTGGTTTTCAAAGAGGTGGTGGAGGTGGAGCAGGAGGATTGCTCACATCTTATTGCACACCATCTGTATGTTCTGTAAGTTTATTACCAGGGACTCATCCAGTAACTGTTGGAGCAGGTGGAACAGGTGGTTCTCATCCTTCAACAGCACCTACAAATGGTAGTGATAGTGTATTTTTTGGATTAACAGCAGTTGGAGGTGGAGCTTCTGCCAACTCTGCTTTTTCTCCTGTATTTAACGCTCAACCAGGGGGTTCTGGAGGTGGTGGTAAAGGAGCCAGTGGTAATCCTTCAGGCGCTGGAGGAAGTGGTACATCTGGTCAAGGTAATGATGGTGGAGATGGTTCACCTGGAGCACCTTACGGAGCTGGTGGTGGAGGTGGAGCAGGAGCCGTTGGAGGAGACGGTTCTAGTGGTGTTGCAGGAAATGGTGGAGCAGGTTTAGCAAATTCTATTACAGGATCACCTGTTGTAAGAGCTGGTGGTGGTGGAGGTGGAACTTTTGAACATTCAACTCACTCTGCTGGATCTGGTGGTACAGGTGGTGGTGGAGACGCTGGAGATTCTTCATGTGCTGCATCTGCTGGAACTGCAAACACTGGAGGAGGCGGTGGTGGAGGTGCATTTACTAATACTACTTGTGGTGCTGCTACAGATCAAGGAGCAGCGGGAGGATCTGGAGTTGTTATAGTTCGTGTACCGGGATGTACAAGTATATCAGTAGCACCAGGAACTAATAGTATTGCAACATTACCAGCCCCAGCTGGAGGATGTAAAGTAGCTTCATTTACAGTAACTGGAACGTTGACAATTAGTTAAGATTAAAATATAAAATATAAATTTAAGGAGTAATAATATGGCACATTTTGCAGAATTAAAAGCAATGAAAGATCCAACAGGATTTACAGAAGATTCACATCAAATAGTACAAAGAGTTGTAGTTGTAGGAAATGATGTAGTCCCTTCAGATATGCATGTTGATGGAGAAACATGGTGTATTAATTTTTTCAAAGGTGGTATTTGGAAACAAACTTCTTACAATCATAATTTTAGAAAACAATATGCAGGTATCGGAATGGTATATGATCCTGTAAAAGATAAATTTTTAAATGAACAACCTTTTGCTTCATGGTCATTAAATGATAATGATGATTGGCAAGCACCAATAACTTATCCATCGATTATAGATGATGGTCAAGCAACACCAGAATGGTTTTATCTAATTAAATGGGATGAGGATAAATATAACGCTGACAACACTAAAGGTTGGGAAGCAACTAAATCAAACGACGAATCGGAAACACCTACCAAATACAATTGGAATGGCACAGCTTGGGTGTCCGAATAGGAGACTCAAATGCCAAGAAATAAATCTGGCTCAGCAAACGGTGGAGTAATTGGAAAAACGAATAAATCTTCGTTTGGAAAAGGTACTGTTACATCTAAAACATCTACAGGAACTATCACAACACAACCTGGAACAAGAGAAGTAGATATATTAGTAGTTGGCGGTGGTGGTGGCGGTGGATCTACTAGAGCTGGTGGTGGAGGCGCAGGTGGTTTTAGATCTTTTTCAAACATAAGTGTTTGTGGAAACTCACCTTATCCTAGCACTGTAGGTGCAGGAGGTGCAGCAGGCACGGCCCCTTGTAGAACTGGATCAGTTGGTGGTCTATCAAAAATAATAATAAACTGTACAACATATCAATCTGACGGTGGTGGCGGTGGTGGTAATGAAGGTGGTTCAGGAACTAATGGAGCCTCTGGTGGTGGAGCAACTAGTGGTGGAAGTGCTGGATCAGGTAACACACCTCCTACAAGTCCTCCTCAAGGAAATAATGGTGGTGGTGCTGAAGGTCCTTCAGGAGCAAATGTTTATGGAGCTGGTGGTGGCGGTGGAGCTGGTGCTGTAGGTGGATGTGGTAATCAACCTTCTAGTGCTGGTGCTGGTGGTGCTGGTTCGACAAGTAATATTACAGGTTCTTGTGTAACTTACGCTGGAGGTGGTGGCGGTGGAACATATTTAGGAAGAGGAAGTGCTGGAGCTGGAGGATCAGGTGGTGGTGGAGCTGGTGCTACAGGAGCTTGTGCAACCGATGGAACTGCAAACACTGGTGGTGGAGGTGGTGGAGCAGGTAATCCTGGAAGTAATGATGGTGGTGGAGCAGGTGGCTCTGGTGTTGTTATTACAAAAGAATTAGATAAAGCAAGTGGTGTGTGGTCAATGCAAAGTCAATTTCAAGCCAAGCAACAAGGAACATGGCCACAGTTTTTACTTAGTATAGATTATTTAGTAGTTGCTGGTGGAGGTTCTGGTGGTTCTCAATCTTCTGGAGGTGGCGGAGCAGGAGGGTATAGAGCCTCTGGTTATGGGCCCTCTCCTTTACAAGGAGCTGCAGCAAAATTAACACCAGGAGCTTATACAATCACAGTAGGAGCAGGTGGAGCAGGTACAGGTGGACCAGCACATCCAGTTTCTCCAGCTGAACAACCAGGTAGACAAGGAACAGATTCTATATTTGATACAATTACTTCTACAGGAGGTGGAGCAGGAGTACACCAATTAACTGATATGCCTAACGGTCGAGGAGGTTCTGGTGGTGGAGGATCTTGTAATGCTGGATCTTTTCCTGAAGTTGATTCAAATGGAAATACACCTCCTACAACTCCTCCTCAAGGTAATCCTGGAGGAAGAGGAACTACATTATCACCAGGAGGTGTAGGTGGTGGTGGAGGTGGTGGTGCCACTGCAAAAGGAGCAAATGCAAGTGGTAGTAGTGGTGGAAATGGAGGAGCAGGAGCACCAAATACAATTTTAGGACCTGACACAACATACGCCGGTGGTGGAGGTGGTGCCTTTGATTCTAGAAACCCTGGAACAAGTGCAGGTGCAGGAGGAGCTGGTGGAGGTACTGCTGGAGTTGGTCCAGGAAATTCTGATGACGCTGCTGCTAATACAGGTGGAGGTAGTGGTGGTGGAAATTATGGAAGTAGCACAGGTGGATCAGGAAATGGTGGATCAGGAATTGTAGTAGTTAGAGGTCCAAGTGCTGTTACATTTGCAGTATCCCCTGGAACAAATTCAACAGCAACACACCCTGGTGGAGACAAGTTAGCTACTTTTACAGTTTCTGGGACATTGACAATTTCTTAATAATCAATATAAGAAAGACATAGAAAGATGAACCTTACAAATTATTATTGGTATTTTCAATCAGCTATACCTTCTCGTATATGTGATGACATTGTAAAATATGGTCAACAACTTCAAGATCAAATGGCAGTGACTGGTGGTTATGGTAATAAAAAATTAAATCAAAAAGAAATTAAAGATTTAAAAACAAAAAGAGATTCTAATATTGTTTGGATGAGCGATAGATGGGTGTATAAAGAAATACAACCTTATGTGCATCAAGCAAATGCAAATGCAGGTTGGAATTTTGAATGGGATTTTTCTGAGTCTTGTCAGTTTACAAAATATAAAAAAGGTCAATACTATGATTGGCATTGTGATAGTTGGGATAAACCATACATAAGACAACAACCTAACGATCCATCACATGGTAAGATTAGAAAACTATCTGTTACTGTAACTTTATCAGATCCAAAAGATTATAAAGGGGGTGAACTAGAATTTGATTTTAGAAATTTAGATCCGGATAAAAAACCTAATATACATAAATGTAAAGAGATATTGCCTAAAGGATCTTTAGTTGTATTTCCTTCATTTGTATGGCATAGAGTATGTCCAGTTAAAAGTGGAGAACGTAATAGTTTGGTGATTTGGAAT